CGCGGAAGAGGCCATCTGTAAGAGTGCCTGGTTCTGCGCAACACGTTGTGATTCGGAGAATATGTTAGGGTCAGATACTGGACGTACATCAGAGTTGTACGCAAAGTCACGTACCTTAATCTCTGTCCCGGACTGGTTGTCCATCTCATCTAGGTACCAGTGGTTGATACGTGAGATGATGGCAAGAGATTTAGCCTGTGAGCGATGCAGACGGGCATGAATGGAGGAGAATACCTTGGCGCCCTGCTCAATAAGCGCCTGGGTTGTGCCAACGGGCATGTTGTTGTTTGCCTCGCCAATTTTTTCTTCGGCGGTGGTTACTACACCTTTAGCTGCGTCTGTTAAGAAACCTAATAAGTTAAACAGTACAGAAGATGGTTGATTAAACGGCATTGGCATGGCAATTTTGCGGACATCATCAACACCTGGTGCACCTTCAATCTCTACAACTTGCGTTGGCTCGATTCTATCAGACTGTCCACCAATTCTTCCACCTTTGAGCTTAAGTAGCGTCTGGCTGTTGTTGATGTGCGCAGCGTCAAGTAAAGCACGCAGAGCGCCGGTAAGAGCAGCAGATAGCCCACCAATAAGCTGAGGCAGTCCAATGGCGTAAGCTCCACGCCAAGGAATAAATTTAAACTCGACAAACCAGTCCAGTTTTTCCAGTTTTTCATCGTTACATTCCCAGTTGCGGTAGAGTGCTAATACTTTGGAGGTTGTCTCATCAATAGTTAGGATGTACGGGGCGCGTCGGCCTTCTGTCTCTGTATCGTCATCTAAACGCATGAAACAGGTTACTTCATAAATACGGCGTAGACCATCAATGTTTTTAGATGGCTCTTCTTTGCCCTCGATCTTATTGTTAGCCTCTTGTGAGCGAGTCTGTTCTGTTAACGGGGCATCTGATGTATAGTCTGAGTCAATATCAATGTAGATACCTGCCTCAATACGTTGTAAGAATGTATCCTCTGTAATGTCTTGTACTTCAGTTACACGTTGCGCTGTGTAAAAGTTTGTAGATGAATACGGAAGGAGTATATTGTCAATTGGGACCCATTCACATGTTGGTCTTGCTTGCTCGGCGTCATAGCGCCATTTAAGGAACTGAGAACCGCCTAGTGGGAGTTGGGTCAGCAACTGCTCCATTTCGTCGCGGAACTCAGGTATTTGTTCTGTGAGCTGCCAGTTCATAAATTCTACTTTACGATTGGCAACTTCTTCTTTTGTTCTGTCGGCTGTGCCTTTGATGTTTGATTTAACAATTCCATCGGGGGGCAATAATTCTTTTGACGATGATGCACCAAAATCTACGCAGCTTTCTGCCATGACTGGGTGCACAACCTTAGAGGCACCATCAAATGTAGCACCACCGGGTGCGTCTTTACCAAGACCAGTGCGGCGAAGACCCTCTTCGTATTGTTTATCTCGTTGCTTACGTGACTCCCGGTCAACGTCAATGTAGTCTAAATATTCATTAGCAAGTTCGTTTAAATCGTCTTGGTCAAATACGCTGGCTAAGTTTGCATAAAATTCTGGGGAGTCTTTTGGACTAGATTTTGGTGTAAAGTTTACAATAACTGATCCGTCATCATTTTCAATGACCTCTTGCTCAACTTCGTCCTCATCTAATCCAAGGGCGTCCTCAAACGCCTCCATCTCGGCATCTTGGTCTTTGGCGTCATGTATTTCATCTTCCCGATCCTGCATAGGTAGATTATTGCCTGTTTGAATCGGAAGTTTTGGATTTGCCATAGATTATTTATATTTTTTGCTCGGAAGGAGTTATACCGGCAATTATGAATGGGATGGACGAATTTACTTGTCCTATTAATATTAATGCAAAAACATGGGTAAAACCGCCCTATTGTGAGTATGGGTTTGAAAATTTACGTGCTGCGAGGTCATCTGAGTAGTCATAGTCACGCGCAGGGAGAAAATCTAGCTGGATCCAGCCTGAGTCCCTAAGAACGCGAAGGGCCTGTGATAATGAGTCCACGTAGTCATCGTGGCCCCCTGCTTCTGGAAAAGAACATACCTGACGGATGAATCTTTTGGCCCACTCTGCAAACTCACCCTTAATCTTGGAGTCCTCTGGTATGTAGACCTTTCCCTTAGCAACTAGGGGTGCCACAATGTTTAGACGTTGTACCTTATCGGCACGTCCCGGATTGTAGCCCCTTACAGGCACTCCAGAGCCCTGCAGCTCCTGGATAAGGGATATACCCGCACTTTTGTCCTCCATGAGTATCAGGTCGGCTTTACGGCCCTTGGCGAAGGTGTTATCAGATCCGTACACTACCTCTTTGAAGTCATCAATTACTTTACGTCGTAGTTGTGGGTATGCTAAGTGTTGGTCCCATGCGTCCAGTAAAATAATAGATGTCCCCTTATCTTCCTGTTCAAATATTCCCCACACTGTGCATGCGGTGGGGTCGTTCATTGTCTTTTCTGATGTTGCTGGGTCATAGGAGGCAATGACGTACTCTAGCTCGGGGGTTGGTTTGTCTGCGGGCCACATCTTAAACATTTTACGTTTGATGATACCCGTTGCTTCGGGGTCAAGGATCTGTCCATAGATCTCCTGCCTTCCAATGTCTGTGCCCTCATACGTCTCTAGCTGCTTGAAAAACGTCTCAGAGAGGTTGTCCCGGTTATCATACGATGATGCGTTGACTACGTAGACATCTCCCCCTACCTTACCCTCGTTGAGGTCAACGATGAGCTCTTTAGGTTTTGGGGTGGTGGTAATAATTTGCTGCACCCTGGGGATTCTGGGGTCTTTGAGTCGGAGGGTAAACTGGACGCCGTCGTAGGCTTGGTCAAGGTAGTCAAAGGCGCAGAGCTCATCAAACCAGGCGCCATGGAACTGTTTACCGCGGTAACGTTCTGGCTCAGAGGCTGGTATTCCTTGAATGATGGATCCGTTGGTGAGGGTGATCTCAAACAGGGACTTGTTGTAATCTTTGATGAGGCTGGCGGGGATAATGTTAAGGAGTCCGGAGTCTCCCTCGAAACAAGTTGCACGGATATCATTAGAGGTTGGGGCGGTGACAAGCCAGCGAGTGCCAGAGTACTTCCATGCCCTAATACCAATCCAGTGACTAGCAGTATGCGTCTTGCCAGAGCCGCGGCCGGCAAGCATAAGAAAGGTATCATATTCGCCATCTTCTGGTTCTTTTTGGTGTGGTAGTGCCTGAAGGCTCCATTTGACTTGCCACAGTGTGGAATCAAGTTGTTGTTTGGGCCAGTGTTTATGTGACTCTGCGAATTTACTTAACGTAACTTCTTGTTTTTGTGTCAAAGACATGCAATAAAGCCCTCTCCGGCTAAGAAGCTCTTATCAGCCCCCTCGGTTTCTATATGAACACACAGCTGTGGCTCAATTTGTTTAATGTTCGCAATGTAACGCCTGGCTTGATGGACTTTGATCTTTGGTGATACCTGGTGGTCCATGAGCTGCAGACGGCTACGAAATGAGAATATGTACTCGTTGTTATCTTCCCTGTAGTACATTGTTGTTTTAATTCCAAGGGATTCTACAAGTCCCTGTATTTGCCGTATAAGTTGATAACTTTTTAGGGTAATGGTGAACCTATCGTTTTTTAAATTGTACCACCCTCTTTTGGCGTACAGTATACCAGAGAGCAGATCAATTCTTTGATCCACAGATCCTAGTAAGTAGTTATCTGGGATGCTGATTGGTATTTTACCAATCAACTGCATTTCAACTCTAGGCTCGGTACTATAGACCATGCGGTGGGTTTTATGACAACGCTGCTGGGTTATCAGATACCCCCGGTCTTTTAGTTTTTGTGGAATTATGTCCTTGTAGGCCTTAGGGGATCTGATATGGTTTGTGGCATTTTTGTTCATAAACCAGTATCCAAATACAAACGGGGGTACTGGCAGGTCTTGATGTGGTAGCGCCAATGGTTTAGTAGACGGGATGGAGTATGCTAGTTCCTTGTCTTTTATTTTTAAAGATGTGCTTTGTAAGGCCTCGATACTCATAGGTCTTAATGGTCGTCGAAATTTAAAGAAGCCCTTATAGGTTTGTAACCTATTTCGGTATTTTGGATTTTCTGTGGGAAACGCCAGGTTTTTGTCGCCTGAGATAGTCAGCCCGTCAGATAGGGTGACCCTGTAGCAATCCTGGGTGTGGTACTGCTGGACCAGTGTAACCTTAGTAGGTTTTCCGTTGTGGTCAAACAGGTAGTCACCAACCTCAATCTTGTAGGCTGGCTTCCAGTAGTTATGAGTTAAGACTTTTTCTGTTGCTAAAATCGCCATGGAAGTTTTCTTGGACCCAGTGGTCCAGCCAGGGCCCTAACGGCCCCCGAATATTATCTTGGATTTTAAATGGCAGCTTGGCTATGTTCATTATTTCCTTGGTGCAGTTTAGCCTAAACTGGATGTACTTTGCCGTCTCGTTGTCCAGTATATCCACTGGCACATCCACTGAGTCAAAGTTGTACAGGTCACATACCAGTATCCGCAAGCCTTTAAACTCACCGGCGGCGTTTTCTAACGTGCCTTGGATTTGGTATACATACTTATCTGTCATACTTATATTAATGCAAATAAATAGGTAAAGCGCCTCACCACGGGAAAAAATAGCTTGACTCTGTCCCCTTTTGTATGGGTAGTACTAGAAGCGCGCTGTTTTCCAGGTTACCCCCACCACTACGTTTATTATTTTAAAAAATTTTAAAAATGATAAAGTAAGGGGTACTACCCATACTACCCTGACAAATGACTACTTTTAGTTATATAGAAATAAGTCTATATATCATTATTCGTATATAAAATGTATTTTTCAAAAAAAAATTTATAAAAACAGGTTTTTGCATGGAATTATACAAAACTCATGGTCTATGGGGCCCCCGGCGGCTGGTCGGCGTACAGGACCCAAATTGGGGTATGTGGTATATAAACAACACCCCACCAAGGAAAGCATGCTTCAATGTGACACACGGCCAGCCTGTATGCCTCATAGCCTATGTGAGTACTCACTAACATAGCCAGCGCGCCCGTAAAGCCAAGGAGAGTACGCGGGCACACTGCCTCGCGCCCACACATTCCACATTGTGGTATAGCATCTCACAATGTGGAATGTGTGGGCGCGAGGCAGTAAGTTAGTGAGTGCTTACTAACATAGAGGCGCGCTGGCTATTAGGGTAAACACCTATTGACGGATAGGAGGGACGAGAAGGGGTCGCCACGCTGTTTGGCTGTGAGGTAAGGGGGTAGTGAGGGAGGGCGCCTGATCGCCTGTCTGCCATATACTACAAGGGCTCACAGGGCACGCGTACGCGAGCAGGCAGACTGGTGGGTGGGCGAGTGTGGGCTATTAGTCACAACGCAATCCCGCCCACTATTTACCACATAACCCCACAGTTTAGTCAGGTATTAAATAGGTGTTGACATTCCATTCCAAGGTCGGTATACTGTTTTACATCGGAAGTGCAGTGGCTAATCCACTCAGGTCAGAGAGTTTGAGTAAGCAGGTCGAAACCACGGAGACGTGGTCTCAGCGTAATGCGCTGACTGATGAGACCAACACATAGGAGCCCTACCATGTCCTTCAAATTCAAAGTGCAAGAGTATGTTATAAACGGCTGGATTACTGTTGACGTTGTTGCCAGTGAGTCCAAGGCTAACAGGCTGATAGCTCAACACTCGCAGGACTTCCCAGCCAGCCAGTTTAGAATTTTCCAAGGCTAACAGGTCGAAACCACTTGACGTGGTCTATACTTTTCGAGTATACTGATGAGACCAAACAACAGGAGTATATATGTACACACTCAACATCGGATTGAACAATCCATTCATTGGCAACACTAACAGTGTCGATAAGACACTCGAGGTCGCGCTGGTATTTGTGCAGGACATTGTCGCCCTGCGAGTCTCTTATGATGGGGACGAGCCGACAGTCATCATCCAGTACATCAGCCACAAGGGCTCGCTGGCCGTACTGGCCACAGCACTGGATCAGGACTGCGTGGCAGTGTTCGACCATGAGCTCGGCAAGGGCTCGCTGATTGGTGACAAGGCAGAGCAGTGGGGCGAGTTTGATCCCACGGAATTTCAACATATCTAGGAGCATGACCATGGTTACAATTCAAGAGTGGTGCACACTACTGCCGACACCGGTGTGGCGCGTGCAGGGCAAGATCAACTGGCAGGAGTATGTATCAATGAGCAAATGGCGCGCCCAAGAGGGTGTACAATGGAGGGCAACAATATGAGACAACAGATCGTAGAGATGGCATTCAGAGAGCTCAACCGCCTCATACTTAATGAGGTAGAGTATCCAGTGGCATTTGACAGGCTATTGCTTGGCTTGGAGCTGAGCAGTGACGAGGGCGATGAGCTCCAACGACTATATGACGAACAAGGATGGGCAACATGAGATCACTTAATTCAGTATGCAGAGCACGCGACGAGGCGCGCTATGTATCACGCACTTGGGGACGTACACCAACAACGCCCGATGTATCATACCCAATCCAGCACACTAAGCCAGTGCAGTCACCTGATGACACCATTGGTGTATGCAGACAGGATCCAACCACGCTCAGTGGCGTGAGACTGGTTTATATAACCCGCAAACAGTACGAAGAGGAGCAGGCACAATGACTAAGAGATACGAGGTACAACAGGACACCATCTGCGACGGCTGGACAAATACTTGGACAGAGTACGACGATGACAACAACGCACAACCCATGACCTTTGATAGCTTTGAGGAGGCACTAGAGGAGCTGGACGAGCACTTGAATGATTGTGACAAAGAGTACGAGCGTGGCAACATCGACGCACCATACGATCGCAACGAGTTTAGAATAGTGGAGGTGATATAATGAATCACTTACTTAAGGCAGTCGAGATACTTAAAGAGCGGTACAAGGGCGAGATATACAAGGACGGAGACTGGAGCTACAACTTGTGGAGCTGGACTATCAATATCAGCACCGAGGACGATAACAATTACCGAGTAATTGCATATCGTGCGAAGGACAATACGACAGACTGGTCGGACTATAGTGTCCTGCCATCATATCCAGTACAATGGGAGCTCACACTATGAAGACATACAAGGCATACGCAACAATCAGCTACGACCTTGAGTACACGTTTGAGCTCGAGGATGGCGAAGATCCGTGGGACTACGCTAGAGACCTAGACGGCGGTGAGTTTAAGGAGATACCTGATACAGGTGACTGGCACGTATACGAAGTGGACGAGGTGACACAATGAACTACAATATCTTTATGATTAAACTACAGGTGGCACAGATCAATAGGCAACGTGAACAACAACGGCTCGCCTACATTGAGTCTATTAAGGGAGGGGCATAGCATGACAACATACACAATCAAACTCGAGGTACGGCTGGACGACGACGGCTACTTGCTTAAGTCACCATGGATATACGAGGCCATCCAAGAGCAGTTACAGGACGGCGAGATGATCCTTGAGTACGACGTACACCAAGTAGAGGAGGCAGAATAATGGGCGCACTATACGACTTACTACTAGCAGACGAGTATCGCACCACGATCTATGCGCATGACGAATCAGACGCATGGGAAATCGCGATGAGATGGTACAATAACCCTGAGAATGCTAGAATTAAACTACATGAGGAGCAGGTATGAACATTATTGAAAAACAGGCGATCGCAAGCCACCTGCGATCTATGATCGCGTACTACACCGAGCTCACAGTCAACGAGCAGATGAGCCAAGAAATCACACCCGAGGCAGACGAGGCATGGAAAGACATTGAAAAGTTAATTAACCAATTAGTGGAGGCAGTATGACATCATTCACAATCAAAGACATCAACAACATCGAGACAGACGACAGTGTGGACGAGGTGGAGTACTACACATCTATCCAGCGCGCCATTAACTCGGGCATGTGGGGATTACAGGGATCGTATGGTCGCACCATGATGCAGGCAATCAGTGACGGCAAGTGCCTCCTTGGACTTAAAGATGCTAAGGACTACTGGGGTAACACCATCCCATCGCGCCTGCACGTCAAGGAGGGCACCAAGGGCTCTTGGGACTATGTCAAAGAGAAGAGTGGTAAGGACTGGGCTACTAACATGGCGGGAGTGAAATAATGACTACATACTATTTTGGTGACATCGAGTTTGGTCGGTTTAGCATAGAGGGCAGTAAAGACTCTAGCCCACTGGCCATCATTCACAACATCAACGAGGCGAAGGACTTTGATACCCCACAAGAGGCGTGGGACTATTGGACAGGCAGTGGCAGTGAGTCTTACGTATCACTTGATGCGGTGGACGAAGATAATGTACAATACATACTTACATTCAAACAACATAGGGGGTAGCATGAACAACATCATTGACCAGTACGGCATCATCAACCAACAGATCAACGAGCTGGAGATCATCAAGAGCAAGCTAAAGGCAGAGCTCATCGCCCGAGGCGTGGGTGAGTACCAAGGCGAGTCGTTCTTTGCCGAGGTACAGGAGTACGACCGCGAGAATATCAGCGCACCACTGGTACGCAAACTGTCAGACGAGGCATTCGTACGCGCAGTGACAACCATTCAACACATCAAGGCAGTAGTAGTTAAACCACTGGAGGCAGTATGATTAACCTAAACGACAGTGTGCACACTAACAGGTTTTCTGTTAGTTTTGATGCAGAGGAGATGCTTGCAATCACCCGCGCACTGTACTGGTACCAAGACAAGTTAACTAATACAGAGCGCCAAAAAGGCAGGGACGACAGTGAGTGGGATGTAGTAATGTTTTTACGCCAGCAATTAACACAGCTAATTAAACAAGACGCATTTTTATAGGAGCAACACAATGCACGGACTAAACACTATCAAAAGACTCAACCGCACAGAGCAGGAATTTATTGACCACATCCTGTCAACACCGACACCCGATGTCAACCTGCTTGATGTATGGACTAAATGGAAAGAGGAGCAGAAAGCCAATGAGCCAGTATCGTTACCTGTTAATTGACGAGTTTGGAGCTCCTCTGAGGCGTTTTGTGTCAAGGATTGAAGCTCAGCCCTACCTCACCACCGGCATGAGCTTAAAGGCACTGCCTCGCGAGCCCAAAGCCAATCCATACGAGATGGCTACACTACTACTTAAAGAGGCACTAATTTGAAGATATTTGGATTCTTAATGATTATATTTGCGTGGGCGGAGCTTGATAAGGGCTTTCAATTCTCAGAGCTTATTTGGCTTATCCTTGGCATCGCCATTGTGATGTATGAAGAGATACTATCTCGCATTGAGATTTTGTTTAGGAGAAACCACAATGAGTGATAGCAACGACATCAAGTCAGACTATTTGCAGGAGCTCTTACGCATGGATATCTCCAAGCTACCCATGGAGTACGAGCACAAGCTCGGGCATCGTATTGCTAAGGGTGATGAGGAGGCATTCAATGAGCTGGTAACGCACAACCTTAGACTGGTGCCATATATGGTATCGTCCAAGATGACCGCGTGGCATCATGGAAAGACACCGCTCGAGGATTTGATTGGCATGGGCAACGAGGCGTTACTATTAGCGGCACGTAGCTGGAAACCAACCAAGAGCGTACGATTCTCTAGCTACGCCTGCGCATTTATCAGGCGGTTTGTACTGCGTGAGCTCAACAATACCTCAAACATTATCCGACTGCCTGTCAACATCATGCTGAACATCAAGAAGATGAAGTACGAGGAGCGTGTACTGTCTCAGCTATTAGGGCGTGAGCCAACAGTGACCGAGCTATCTGCCATACTTGACATCAGTATATCAAGGGTGCACCAGCTTAGGGGGTACATCAGCCGTGAGCCAGTATCATTGGACTCACTTGAAAATGAGAAGTTCTTAGAAGAAAATGAGGAGTAATATGACACACCTATCAACCGAGCAGACCAAGGTGTACAACCGCTTTATCAGGGCGCGCAACAAGCTACGTGGAACGCCATGGGTACGGCAGGCGGACGTGGTATGTACAGTCGACATAGAGGGCATGAACCACCCCCTGTTTGAGCCTAATGATGACTTCCTAGAGTACAAGGAGGCCTCACTGGCGTGGTGGACAGTAGAGCCACGATACCGAGACGAGGAGCGTATGCGCTCCAGTCGTGGAGACTATGGATCCCCCGATAACTGGGAAGAGAAGCAATTAACCAAGGAGCAACTATGAAACAAGAAGTAATACCAACCGATATCTACCAAGATGGTGACCTTATTGGCATCGAGTTTAACAATCTAGAGGGGGAGTTTGTCTTAGTGGCAGAGTGGGATCCGACAGATGAGCAGACCAATGAAAACCGAGTGGCCTTCCGGAAGTGGGCGTATAACTTCCTAAATGACAACTTAAACTATCAGGTGAAACTATGAACACATTTATCAAAATCTTATTGCTTGTTACCGCCGTTTACTTCCTAGGGCACATTGCCTATGCACTGGCAGACACAGTGGTATTCACCCCTGACGGCAGGGTAGTGACCTGCCTGCCAGCCCCAAACGGGACAGTGCTCTGCCTCTAACTTTATTTTAATCCATTGGGGCGGAATTTTTGATTGTATGGGTAGTATGGGTAGTACGGGTATAAACGCACTTTACCCACTACTACGTTTTTATTTTTTTAAAAATATTAAAAATGATAAAGTAAGGGGTACTACCCATACTACCCATACAAATCTAGTGGTTGACCACTGGAAAAACACTACATCTAGTAGTTAGGGTTTACCCTAATAGGGTTTACCCTAATACAATTTACACCATATTTCACATTATGAAACCACAAATACCCTAGTTTTTGCATTTATATAGGTAAGAAGAAAGGAACTATGAAGCCAACAACATTACCCGTCCTGACACACAATATCCCCACCACACTCAAAAAGGTGCCGAGGTGGGTGATGTGGTCGTTCGTGGAGGTAGGCGAGGGAGACAACAAGAGATGGTCAAAAATGCCACTACAGACCAATGGCAGACCGGCCTCATCGACCAACCCCGAGACATGGACAGACTTCCTTGCGGTTGAGGAGGCATACACGACAGATAAGTTCTCAGGTATTGGGTTTGTCTTCTCAAAGGACGACGACCTAGTAGGCATCGACCTAGATGACTGCTACGACCACACCATTGAGGGATTCACCAATCAGGCAATGCAGGATCTAGCCAACACAGTCGATGGTTACATGGAGATCAGCCCATCGGGGACAGGGGTAAAGATTTTCACACGCTCCTCCCTGTTTGCATCACACGCAGATCACGCCATTGGGTTTGAGGCATACAGTACCGGACGATTCTTCACAGTCACAGGGCACCACCTATCAGGCACCATACCAACAACACCGCAAGACCTGACCTCTGTCATCCCCGAGCGCACACTAAGACACACCGGCGACGCGTTTGGTGACTACACACCCCCAGTGGAGAACTGGGATATTAGCCGCGTCGAGACGGAATTACTCACCCAGTTAGACCCGAACTGTGGGTACCATGAGTGGCTTAAGGTCGGCGCCATACTGCACCACCAGTTTGGCGGTGATGTGGAGGCCTGTGAGGCGTGGGATCGCTGGTCGGCAACGGGCTCATCCTATACCTCAACGGGTGACTACTCATGCGAGAACAAGTGGAGGACATTTAAGGGATCGGGTGCCACACTGCGCTCATTGATTTTCCAAGTGAACCAGCAGGTACGCACGCAGGCACTCGCCAAGGGAGACATCATCCTAGACGCTGGCACCATGAACCACGCCCGCACATTCTTAGATAACTATTACTCCTCTGAGGAGGGCTACAAGCTGGTGCACTACGCCGACGACTTTTATATCCACGTAGGCACACACTACGAGGTCATCGAGGAGGCCACCATACGGGCAAGGGTGTACACCTTCCTAGATAAGTGCAAGAAGGCCGGCAAACAGGGCGCTATCGCACCATTTAACCCATCACCGGCCTCAGTATCGGGCGCGTTAGACGCGGTCAAGTCGATTGTGCACCTACCTAACCACCCGAACACCAAACCACCCATTTGGTTGGAGGACTACGCACGCACCAAGCCAGAGGCCTCAAAGCTGGTGAGCCTGATGAATGGCCTGTTTCACTTGGAGGACTCGATACTAATACCGCACTCACTGGGTTTCTTTACACAGAACTCGTTGCCCTTTGAGTACAACCCACTGGCCACAAGCCCAACGTGGGAGGCGTTCTTGCAGTCTATATGGCCTGATGACCAAGAGTCTATCGACCTACTGCAGGAGATGTTTGGTTATATTTTGTCAGGTGATACAAGACAGCAGAAGTTTTTTAACGTGATTGGTCCTCGCCGATCCGGCAAGGGGACGATCAACAAGGTGCTAGTGGCACTGCTTGGACAGCACAACACAGTGGCACCCGAACTAGGAGAACTTTGTGATACTTTTGGCCTGCAACCTTGGCTGGGTAAGCTACTCGCTTCTTTCACAGACGCCCGTGCCCCTGAGCGTAACCGTAGTGCTGTTGTCTCTCAACTCCTTAGAATTGTTGGCGGCGACACTATTACAGTCAATAGAAAGAACAAGGAGAGCTGGAACGGATACCTACCAACGCGATTAGTAATCTACTCCAATGAGGTACTACAGCTAACTGAGAACTCTAACGCGCTCACCGGACGTATGCTGGTGCTTAAGATGACCAAGTCATTCTTTAACAAGGAGGACACAGACCTATCACACAAGCTAGAGCAAGAACTTTCCGGCGTCTTTAACTGGGCAATGGCTGGACTTAAGCGACGCATTGCAAGGGGTGGTCACTTTGTACAGCCTGAGTCAGGTAGGGAGTACTTAGACCTTATGGCTGAGCTGGGCAATCCTATTGGCTCTTTTGTTGAGGACGCATTGATCTTTGAGGCGTCAGCAGTGGTAAGTAAGGATGATGTATTCTCGGCGTACAAGCACTGGGCCCTTAAGAAGTCAATGGCTCCAGGAACTGAGCAGGCATTTAAGAGACGTTTCTTAGCCGCGACACAGGAGAACTGTGTCAAGTCAGACCTGATACGCACCAATGGTGAGAGATCACACGTATACATGGGTGTTAAGTTTAATGACAAGGCACAGAAATATATTGACTCAATAGAAACATTTGATGAAGGAATTTTTTAATGACACAAGACGAACAACTATTTGCCTTCGCAGTGGCCGCCACCATGGGGCTCATTGCACGGGGCGCAACCCCCTCAGAGGTCCGCGATACAGCGTGGCAGTATGCACAGTTTGCCCTAGCTGGTAAGCCACAAAATGAAGAGCTTTAACCGACGCAAGTTTATTAAGCGCAACGACTTCACCTCCGTATTTGGGGGGTTTGGTCGGCGTAGGACACTTGTTACTAGACAAAAATCAATTAGTCTAGTACTACGCTTTAAGATGGTACAGATCCGTAGGGCGCACCAAGGCCACCGCAACAAGACATTCGGCATGATACAAGCACTACGCATTCGCCGTGTATATGGCAGATGTAAACCAACACCACAGTTTAGGAGATAGTATGAGAGACGGCGGCAAGGGCGACAGACGTCGCAAGTTAGTGGTACCGGAAGAGCAATTCAATGCCAACTGGGACACCATATTTAAAAAGCCCCAAGACTTTTTTGACAAGGCCAAAGAAATAGCCAAACAAATTGACAACAACGAGTACCACACACCAGAGGATTGACATGAAACTATACGACTTAAAACACGGCGACAACTTTAAGATCATCGACGAAGAGACCAAGGTGCCACCAGCAGCCCCGCAACCAGCCGACAACGTAACGTACCACTACACCCACGTTGACGGCATGTACGCACCCTGCGAGGGAACAGACGGCGAGCGTTACTACTTTGCCGCATGGACAGAGGTGGAGAAAGTATGAACAAAGAACTAGACGAAAAGTTGTGCGCAGACTATCCATTGATTTTCCAAGACCGCAACAAGCCAATGAACCAAACGGCAATGTGCTGGGGCTTTTCATGTGGAGATGGTTGGTACAACATCATCGACACACTGTGCCGCCTATTAACCAGCGACTACCGCACAGCAAAAAGCCAGTACGAATATTGGCAAACACTCATCGGCAAGCCACACCCATGGAACAGCGATAAGGGATTGGTAACACAAGAGTATGTTGATGAAAAGAAAGCCAAGCTAGACGAAGAGGCCGCTAAGGTACCCGTT